TATTCTTGATATTTCTATACCGACATTGTGTAAATCTAAACTGAATCCTTTATAATCCCTAATTTCATCATACGGTGGAGATGTAACTATTAAATCAATACTATTATCAGGAATTAACTTCATACCTTCCAAACAATCCATATTATATATCTTATTTATTTCAAGCATTATCTACCTCACTTTTATATTCCCTCATTCTTTGCTCCCTCCATGGAACTTCCTATCTCTTGACCAATCAGTTGCAAAACATCAATAACTACAGAATTACCAAATTGCTTATAGGCTTGATTATCACTCTTGCAAATTCTTGCTCTTTCTCGGCGAATTTTTCGTAACAATCACCGCAATAAAAATATTGCTTCGAGGAATACCTGAAACCTACTGGCATGTGTGTTCTGGTAAGAGGAACCATTTCCAATTGATCTATAAATTCTTTTATAGCAAAGGGATCTCCTTTGAATTCTACTACTATAGGTTTTCCGTAGACGTTCTTCTTACAGAAATGACAAGTATAAACCTGTTTATATCTGATAGTAGTGTGAATCACTATAGAATTTTTAGAACTTTTCATTTCTTTCTCCGTGAAGTGTTTCATAATCAAAAAACGCTATGTCTATATTCGTTATGGCTACAGCAATCTCGTCGTTTGTTTGCATGAATCGTGCTTGTTGTCTAGCTACTTCTATAGGACTTATAGCTAAACAGTTTCCTCCACGAGTTATTACACTTTCTCCTTTATCGTTATAATGAAATAATATGTAAGAAAACATACGAGGATTAGTTTCTACAAATCTCGTAGACCGTTTTTTAATCATAGATAATACTTCCGTTATATCTTCTTTACCTGTTATCATTAAAATCTCTTCTAACTCTTCTTTAGATAAAGTTTCCTTTACTCGCTTTAAGGCTAGTAAGATTATTGATAAATAGACTACATCGTTTTCCTTTTCTAATCTCTCTACTTCTTCAGAGCATATATTCATATACTCCTGCAGTAACTCCTTTTTAGATACGCATCTGTACATATTCTTTTCGTTATCCATACTTTGCATCCTCCCTGTAAAGTTTTATTTACTTTATTATTATACTATAATACTAAAATAAAGTAAAGTACTTTTTCTAAAAAATTTGCCTTTTTTTAAGTATTTTATTCTTACTATATAGTAAATACCTAATATAGTACTAATCGATTGCGGTTTTATACGGTTTTATGCGTTATGTTACTATACTGTAGCGTTTATTGGTAAATACTGCTATTTACTAGCGTTTAGTGCTGTTTGTTACGTATTACTGTCGGACTAAAAGAGGGGCAGCCGACAGTAGTGCCGACAGTAAGTTAAATTGTTATATTGCAAGTAATTAAGTAATAATACTGTCGGTACTGTCGTTACTGTCGGGGGGTGGCGAAAGGTAATATAGTAAAAACTTAATATTCCAAAACGCTTTTTTGCGGTAATGCGGCAGTACCGACAGTATTTTATACGTAATTGCTTATACTGCAAAGGTTTACGTAACTGTCGGCACTACTGTCGTTACTGCCGTTGCCGCACTACCTACCATTATTATTAATTCTTCGATTTTTTCAGAAAAATTTCTAAAAATCACGAAAAATCTCTTGCTTTTCTTTTCAAAATATAGTATTATGATAGTATAAGGTTATTGAAAGGAAAGGAGACAATTATGAGTAGAAGAAAGAACGATTTTGAAGCGCTTGTACAAGCGCTGGAAAGCACAGGCATGAGTAGGTATGAAGCTAAAGAAGCTTCATCGCGCTGTTATTCTTCAAGAGGAGAAGTTCCTAATAGTAGAAGGAGTCTGGTGACATTCATAGAACAGCTGTTGAACAGAGACACAGCGCTCTATTTATCTGACTACGCTCGAAAATCGAGCAAGGCTTTCGGCGTACAGGTTACTGTACGCAAGGTACGTAAAATACTGGCACGGCTGTGCCGGGAAGGGAAAGTTACCTATTATATAATAGGTAAAACCGTGTACGGTACTGTACGGTGTATATAATTTTAGATTTTTACGAAAAATATCTTGCTTTTATTGGCAAGATATAGTATAATTAAGGTATAAGTAACAAGGCGGTAGGACTTGTTAAAAACGTCCCTGTATGGGGACGTAAAATAAAATGCCATAGGAGGCACGTTATGAGTAAGATGAGCGAATTGAAAAAGAGCGACCCGAAACTTTACGACGCTCTTAAAGCGAAGAAAGACAAGAAGAAAGCCGAACGCAAGGCTTCTCTTGCGAAGCTAATGGAGTTCTGTCTTGCGAATGGAACGGACGAGATAAAAGTTATCGCTCGATCCTTAGTAACTCGTGCTCCCGCTGATCGCTCCGGAGTTACTAAGACAAACGTTCTTGTAGAACTTTTCAAGGACGGACAAGTGGTTACTGAGATGAAAGTGTTCGAGCGCTTTAGACTCGGTCGTGCAGAGATGAGGAAAATTATCATCAATGCAATTAAAAAAGCAAAGCCGGAAGAGCGGATGTGGGTATCCTTCGACGCAGAAAAAGGCGTCTATAAACTGGAGGCGAAAGGCGCTAATCCTCCAGCGAATTGGACAGGCTACAGACCATTAATAGTCGATGGCAAAGAAGTTAAATAGTCTATAATTTTTCTTTGCTCGAAAGCCGCTCTTTGGAGCGGCTTTTTTATTGTACGCAAAGCGTTATTGCAGTGTTTAGTTACTGTAATAAAAATACATACTTGCTTTTTTATTGAATCTGTGCCATGTTATAATCATAGTAGTAAAGGAAGCGGTATATGGATAAACGTTCTGTCGTCAAAGAAATGGTAAAACTCGGTATGGACTTTGAAGAAGCCGCTTTATTAGCCGAGTGTTCCTTTGACGAGATAGAAGAGTTACGTAACGACGATAACTTTCAAAGAGAATTAGTTGCTTATACAGCTATTCTTGAAAGAGACTTACTGAAATTATTACATACCGCTGCTCAAGTGAATGCGGCTGAAGGAAACACTACGGAATTAAGATGGTTACTGGAACGTATTAATCCTAAACGTTGGTCGTCTTCGCGCAATTGTACATTGCGTGGAAAGGATAACGGTCCTATCGCAATAGTGTACGATGATGGAAGCGACTAAAAAGATACGTTATCGTGCTGTGAAAGTACAGCGTAACAAGGTATTCGTTCCATTGTGGAATGATACTAACAGGTTTAATCTTGTTATAGGGGGAGCAGGTTCTGGTAAGTCGTTCGCAATCTCACAGAGATATGTGGACAGGTTATTTACGCAGAAAGGTAGAAATCTTTTAGTAGTGCGTAAAGTTGCGAGAACAAATCGATCCTCAACGTTTGCTCAATTGAAGCAAACGTTATCTTTATATAACTTGTTAGATCGTGTTGACATTCGTGAGAGCGACATGCGTATAACAGCTCCTAATGGAAACACGATTATATTCGAAGGACTAGACGACGTTGAAAAGATAAAGTCTATTACATTTGATTCCGGTCCTTTGACAGATATATGGTTTGAGGAAGCAAGCGAAGGTACTATAGACGACTTTCGATTGCTTAATCTACGTCTCCGTGGAAAGGCTCCATGGTCTTTCCAATTTACGCTTTCGTTGAATCCTGTAAGTGTCAATCATTGGACGAAAGCAGAGTTCTTTGATAGACCGAAACATAACGCTACTATCATTCATTCAACGTACTTAGATAATAGATTCATAGACGAAGACTTCAAGTCAGAACTTGAAGATATGAAGTTTACGGATCCATTGCGTTATCAAGTTTACGCTCTTGGAGAGTGGGGAGAGATAGGCGAAGAGGCCTTTCCTCTGGTTCAATACGGTAAGTGTCCTTATAGAATTGAAGATATGGACGCTGTAGCATTCGGAATGGACTTTGGTTATCAGCATTATCACGCAATGATTATGCTAGGAATGAAAGATGGAATACTGTACGCAATGAAAGAGCTTTATGTTAAGAAACATTTAACTGCACAATTGACTGAAATGGCAAGACCGTTATTTCCTAGATATGCTACGTGGAGAGCTGATTGTGCAGAACCTAGAACTATTGAAGAATGGAGAAATGCCGGATTCAATACGATAGGAGTAGATAAAGGAAGAAAGGATTTTGTAAAGTCGGGATTTAGTTTTTTACGTTCACATAAATGGATAATCGACGACACAGAGTGTCCAGGACTAGCGGCAGAAGTAAGAGGAGCAACGTACTTAAAGGATAAGAATGGCGAACCTACTGAAGAGATTTTTAGTTATCATGACGACGCTCTTGCGGCATGTCGTTATGCAGTAGAACAGTTTATACTTCCAAAGGAAACTGGAAGTATCGAAATGTTAAACATTTGGTGAGGAATAACATGGGATTTTTTAGTAAGAAAAAGATTCAAGCTACTGAGGGAGAACAAGAACAGTTAGTAGCAGAAAGTGGTATCTTATTCCACAGGACAGCGGAAAACATTCCGGGAATGGTGAACCAGTATCCTACTTATTCTTTACAGACTGCCGAACTTTATCGTAAATATAACGGTCAATCTGAGTATGGTTGTGCTCAAGTTAGAACTATCATTGATACCAGAACGGCTTTCATTGCTGGGGAAGGTATCGATATAAATACAGAAAATGAGAATTTCTCGATGTGGGCTAAAAAGTTTTTACGTTCAACGAAACTTAACGGCTCAAAGTTTTTTCAGATTGTTCGCGCAACAGAAATGATGGGAACTCTTGTAGTGGTGTTGAGACCACGACCTGGAGATTTTCCTGAGGTTATAAAACTTCCTAGAACGATGAAGTATAAAATAATTAACGGAGTCTTCTATACCGGAGATGGTAAAGATGCGCAAGTGTTTCGAGATTTTGTAGTGTTCGAAACAAGTGGAGATTCTTCAGACGGTCTTGATCCTGTAGTTAAGACAGGTCTATGTCTTACTGATTGTGAAAATTACGACAGAGCTCTTAGAGACATACGAAGAACTAATCATACGACTTCTCGCATTACTCCTACATTTAAGACAGAATCAGACGAAGAGACAAGATCTTTAGCACGTAGTATTGCAGAAAAAGGTTGGAAGATTGGACAAGCGTTTGTTGGCAAAGCGGTGTTCGATTATAAAACTGCAGGAACTGGAGCACTCGATAATTTGAAAACGGAACTTGCTTCAACAGCAAAGAACATTTCAGCAACAACAGGTGTCCCTGTACATTGGCTCGGCTGGACTGACTTGATGAGCAATCGTGCGACTGCAGAAGATTTGTATCAAGTGATAAATAACTCTACTCTTTCTGAACGAACAATAATTGCTGAAGCTCTTTACGATTTGCTAATTAAGGCACAGACGGTATATATCGATAACGGAGGTACAGAACTCCGTGGAGTTGAAAAAGATTTCACTGTTAAAATCCCTGTCATCGACTACGGAAGATTTGAGACACTTGTTCGTGCTTTGAGTGTTGCGTATAACGATAAAATTATTTCTGCTGATGATTATCGCTCATTTATTCCTGGAATAGATCCAATTACCACTAAGAGAAGACTCGAAGCAGAAAAGGAACCGGAGTTAGTTATTGATAACTTTGATGACGATGAATCTATGGAGGCACAGGCATGAAAGTTCATATTCAAGCTTCGCGATTAAATATTGCATTGCCGGAAAACGTTCAGGAAAAGTTACGTGGTAAGAGTGCTCCAATTTATGTTATTGCTGAAGAAGGAAAAAGTGCTCCACGCATAATTGGAGAAGGAAACGCAACACTTATCTGGCCTTCAGAAGCCGTGAAGAAAGTTGCAGCGATGGCAAGAGGCGTTAAGTTATTTGTGAGGCATAATCGTGACAATTCACATGAAGGTAGAAAGGTCATTGGTCGCACTGTTCACACTTTTGTTGAAAATAAAGATAAAACAAAAGCGATAGCTGTAATGGATATGTATGAAGACTCCAAAGAACTTGATGTGTGTTCGATAGAAGCAGATGTTCAAGTTGATGGTAATATCGTGAAGGATGTGAATGCCATTTCAGGCATAGCACTTTCTTCATCGCATATAGATAGTCCAGCATTTCCAGGAGCGCGGAGGCTGGCATTGCTCCAATGTTTTGGTGAACAACAAGCATCAGAACAAGAGCAAAATAAACAAGGCTCAAAGGAGATTAAGCCTATGACATTCCAAGAAGTTAAATTATTTCTTGAGGAACATAACGTGTATCCTCGTCAGCTCTTTACTCTTGAAAAACTTAAAGAGGACAGAGAGTTTGGACCAATTATTCTTGCTGGAGAGCAAGCGCAAAAAGAGTTAAGAGAACTTCAGGACAAACACGCAAAGCTCGAAGCAGAAAGCAAGACAGCAATGCGTGCCGTAGAAGAACTTAAGGCGAAGGAATTGTTCGCAAAGTTGATTCCAGAAAACGCGACTGAAAAGCAGAAGGCTTTTTATCTCGGAAGATTTCAACCGAGCAAGCTAGAGAAGCTTGACGAACAATCCTTAAAGGTATATCTGGACGCTGAGGCGAAAGAATATGCTGAGCTTGCAAAGATGTTTGGTTCAACTAATCAGCAAGAACAGGAACCAGTAGTGAAGGAAACTTCACAAACTAAAACAGCAAACAATCCTGTGGCTGAAGCGTTGAGCGAAGTTTTTGGAGGTTGATAATTTATTTATCAACGATTAGTTACTTTTTTATAATCAGGAGTGAATCATGATTGAATTAAAATCTATGGAATATGATGAACTTATTCTGCATAGCGGTGATTTATCAACGGTGACAGCCGTCGGAGATTTCATCGCTGCTTCAGACATTGGTGGAGATGTAAATGGCTTTGTTGCTTTCGCTCCAGCAGATGCATCGAGCGATTTCGTTGTTGTTGTTAAAGCAAAAACAGCAAAGGTGACAAAGGTACTTGGCGACTCCCTCGAGTTTGTTCCGGGTGAAAAAGTATACTATAACACGAGCGCTGGCAAAGCAAGTAAAACACCGACATATCCGCTCATAGGATATGCAAAAGAGAGAGCACAAAAGGGACAAGATTATGTTAACATAATCTTTGACGGTTCTCTTAATTCTCTTGCTCTTACAGACCTTGCTGATGTAGCAATTGCTTCGCCGACAGATAATCAGGTTCTGAAATATGAAGCTGATGATAGCCTCTGGCATAATAATAATACTTCTCTTGCTCTTACAGACCTTGCTGATGTAACAATTGCTTCGCCGACAGATAATCAGGTTCTGAAATATGAAGCTGACGATAGCCTCTGGCATAATACTTCTCTTGCTCTTACAGACCTTGCTGATGTAGCAATTGCTTCGCCGACAGATAATCAGGTTCTGAAATATGAAGCTGACGATAGCCTCTGGCATAATGCTGACGATGCTACTGAATAAGTAAAGGAGGAAAGTATGCTGAAAACAATGAAAGTGAATGTTGAAAAGATTTTTGATGTAGCATGCCATATGCATGACCTTGAAACTCGTGGCACTAATTATACAAAGTTTACCAAGCCTTTAAATCCTGCTCAGCAAGTCGAATTCGTAAATAAAAGTTTACAGATGTTTGTGCATGGAGTTGCTGAAGCAGATGATGCTCACGTGAAAGTGCAGGCTTTCGCTGGTTCATCGGAACTCCCTCAGCTTACTGCAGATGTATTTGACACGACGATGGTAACACCTAACTTTGACCTCTCATGGCAAGAATCTTTCAAAGGAATGAAGCTTCAGAAAGGTCAATTGTTCTGGGAAATTGCTGAAGTGAACAACGGACTTGAATTCAAAAAGATACCGGAAGGTGGACGAGTTGAAGTTGAAAAGATTTCCGGCGACAAGATGATTGTCAATGTTGAAAAATACGGAGCTGCGATTGGCATCACTTGGGAAATGATGGAAGGCAAAAAGCTCTATGCTTTTGTCGATGCAATTGAAACGATGAGAGCAAAACTTTACAAGCTCTGGGCTGATAAACATTACGCTCTTTTATCTGCTGCTGCTGCAGACCATACTGTGTCATGGCAAGGTTCTTCGAACAATTCTACGCTTGAACGTGATATCATGACTCTCAATGCTGGCGCATACCAGATTGCTAATGCTTGTAAAGATAAAGGATTTGGTGATACTGCAAACGCATTGATGATTCTTTATATCAATCCTTTTTATAAAACTAGAATTGAAGCTGCGCGCAATGCTCTTTCTGCTGCATCAAATGCTTCTGGTGGACAGAGACTTCAATGGCCGATTGAAGTTAGATATACGTTTAATTCATATGTCACAACAAATGAAGGCGTGTTAGTATTACCTGGCAATAAGATTCAGAACGCAGTATATTTGCGTGAACTCGGACTCAGTCGTCAAGAGATTGAATCCCTTTCTGAACTGAGAACATACTGGACGGCATTCGGTGCTGCTGTTGGAGATAGTTCACAGTGCGCTCAGCTCTCTTGGTCATAAAGGAAGGTAATATATGGCAGTGATTAAAGGTGAAAATACTTGGATTACGGTTGCTGAAGCAGACTTATATCTCGCATACAGACTCACGGCCTCCTCGTGGTTTGCGTTACCTGAATCGGCAAGTCCTGGTGATAAATCTAAGGAAACGCTTTTAGTCACTGCCTTCTTTTTCCTCCAGAGTAAGTACGGAATACCAGCAAGTTCTACTGATGACAATCTACGCATTGCTCAGTGTGAGCTTGCTTTATTCTTTTGTGATTTTTATGAACAGTATTTTCAAGCAGGACTACTTCAAGCAGAAGGCACAGGAACGCTGAGTGCGTCAAGTGCTTCTCAATCGTTTCGCAAAGATATGGATTTGCCAGAGTTTGTTCTTGCTCCACTCAATGCTTTCCTAGCTACAAGCAGGAACACTCTTGTCGATTTGGAGCCATAGATGACAGATAAACAATTCCATAAAGATTTTCTGAATGCGTTTTCCTCTTTGAAAAAAGAAATAAATAGACATACGGAAAATCTTTTGAGAATTGTTGAAAAAACTATTGAGCGACCAGAAGTTTCGAAACAATTCTGGGCTGAAGCTGAAATTGCTATAAATAATGAGCTCAATGCAATGCAAAGAGCACTTAACTCTTGGCTGAAGAGAGAGATACCTAAACAATATCAAGAACAATTTGAAGCTCTTGCTAAAAGCGTAGCTGAAAGTGAAAAGATAGTTATCGATATCGCAGCAATTTTTCGTAGTTATGAAACACAACAAGCGACTGCGACCTTATTGAATCGCATGAGGCTTGAAGCAGTAAAAGAACTTGCTCAAGCAATTCATAACGGTTCATTGGAGATAGAACGATTGTTCAGACTGACAAAGCAACGTATAATTGATGAATACTCATTAAACTCTGCTTTGTGGCAAGCATATGAATCAGGTGATTTACGTAATTTCGCAAGTGTGCTTGCCACAGAAAATCCTACGTTCGCAAAGTTGTATAATACTATCGTTGCAAATGAAGGATTTATTGAAGTGGATGGCAGACATTTCAAACCTGAGTACTATGTTGAAATGGTGGCACGAACGAGATTTCATGAAGCCCAATCCCAAGCCACGCTCGATTTATGCAATGTTGTTGGAACTGACCTTGTTATAATTTCTAATCATAATACTGAAACTGAATTGTGTCAAGAACATGAAGGAAAGATTTATTCGATCTCTGGTGAAAGTGATAAATATCCTTTACTTGAGGACTATCCTCCATTTCATCCGAATTGTTTACATACCATGTATCTGTGGTTCGATACCGTAGAAGCCGCTGAGCGTAATGCAATGGGAGGTTCAAATGCTTCCTTTGATTGATAAAGTTAACATAAAACATTTGAATTATAATCAGGAAACTGGTGAGCAATCATATAGTGATTCAGCGACATATCCTGCGTTCATAGATGCTTCTTCAAAAGTACGATACACTAAAACAGGAACACCTTACTCAGTTGAATTTTTGATTGTGCTTCCAAAAACTTGTCCAGTTAAAGAAGGTGATTTAATTAAGATAACTAAACAATTTTCATGTAGGGATACTTTTGAAAGAACAGACAAAGAATATAAAGTGCTTACTGTTAAGCATTGCGGTTTTCTAGGACTTGAAACGCATATCGAGGTGACCGTATGAGATTTAAAATGACACTGGATGTGTCCCATTTTACAAACAATCTCCGCGAAATTACAAAACAGATGTCAAAAATAATTGACGAAGCAAAAACGATTGTTGCTATTCAAATGCTTACCTATATGAACATAGGTTCTCCGAACACTAATGCTAAACCGCCGATCCGATGGGGAGTGTTACGTGGTTCTTCCACTGCATTTGTAGGCAATAGACTTGTTGGAACATTTTCTCCGACAGCAGATAAAATTACTTCTTACTCTGGAAGTAAAGATGAAATAACTATTGTTTTCAATACGTCATATGCTGCGAAAATGCATGAATGGGACGGTGGTTGGGGAAAGTTCACACTAAACGATACTGGAGCGGGAGCAAAGTGGGTAGAAAAACATATCAATGCTGATGGACCATTGCTTTTATCGCTATTCGCTGAAGAAGTGAAAAAGAGGAGTCGCTGATGGAAGGTATGCATCTATATAATTTTTATGCTTATTTGAAACAGCAATTTCCTGGAATAAAGTTCGTGTGTGGCGGAGAGCCGCCGAATAATTTAACTGATTATATTTTAATAATAGATAACGATGGACCACGTAATATCGACACTGGTCGTATTGATTATGCGTTCCAATTGTTATCTTTTTACAACGATCAAACAGCTGGCAGAAAAGCCGTTGCGACGGTGCATGCTGGAATTAAAAGACTATTTAATGTTGAGCTTCCTGCAATCACGATTGATGGAGTCGCGTATCAAGAATGTATTGCATGGAAAATCGCTGCTCGGCAAGCTCCTTTTAGTTTAGGAACTGATGATATGGGACGGTACATGATATCCGTCAATTATAATGTTACAATTGTATAATCGGGAGGTGACACTATGTCATTTGGAGGAACACTTCAAGCTGGAAACTCGAAACTGTTTGCGGGACCACTCGGAGTAGTGAAGATTGGTTATAAAGGTTATGACCTTGGGAAGACTTCAGCTGAAACAACTCTGAAACCTGACCAGGACATAAAGGATATAATTTATCAGCAAGATGGAACGAAAGCCGCAGACCGTGTTAGGACAGGGCTCACATATGTTTTAACTGCGACTTTTTCTGAGATTAAAACAAGTTTACTTAAACAGCTTGTTGCAGGTATTGATTCGAGCAATACCAGCTCAGACTCTGATTCCGCAGTCATTGGTCGTTCTGTTTATCAATCAATGCGTAATAATGAAGCTGGAGTTTTGAAAGTTGCGGCATGTAGTGGAGATGGCATTCCTTCAGAAGATGCAGAAGACATTATGTATTTTTATGAAGCAATTGCCAATGTGAACGGAAATCTTGTGAACTGGGGAGCAGATACTCAGAGAAACCTTACCGTTGAATTTCATATTTTCTTTCATACATTTGCTGCAGGTGAAAGTTCAACGCATCGTGGAGCATTTGGTTACCTCGGCAATCCTGATGATGAAGATGTTCCAGCAGCTAATTGGCCAGATGTAGCGGCTCCAGTAATCTTAACTGCTTCTGTTGTTTCAGCGACTTCAATGTCAATTGTTTTTGACAAGAATGTTACTGAAGTTAACAATCTGACAACAGAAACTCATATTATTGTTTCTGTTGATGGAGTGTTTGTTGCACCTACAGCGTCAAATATAACTGGTAAGACGCTGACATTAACATTTCCATCCTCGACCTTTTCTGCTGGCAAAGTTGTGCTTCTCACGATGTCAAGAAATGTTGTCAAAGACTCGAACAATAATGTGAATGAAGCTGTCGGGAATAGAGTAGTGACAAATAACTTAACTTAATAAACAATAATATAGAAGCGCATATGTGCGCTTCTATATTGCTTGGAGGAATAGATGAAATTCATTGCAAAGCGCATTGACCTTGAAATCGAAGTAGAGACCTTGTCTGGAGAAACTAAAATATTCAAGACTGCGCCAATGAACGCTGAGAGTGCGTCATTATTACTTGATAAAATGATTGCTGATGAAAAAGCATTTGTTACTGACGTAGACGATATAGATAAAGGAAACGCATGGCAGAAAGCAAGTGTTTTTATGGATGATTTTCTTTCTGCAGTTTATAATACAGAAAAAGGTTATTGGAAAGCTAATTTTGATATTGGCACAATGAAGGAAATAAAAACATTCATATTCAATGAATTGAGTGCGGCAAGAAAAAACGCATAAAGCTCCGTAACCTTAAGGTCTTGCGTGAGGTTGGAATTCCTTTACAGGAAGCGGAGCGGATTTTGGAATTTGAAGACGCAGGCGAATATATTGAACAGGTTATAAAAACTAAACGTTGTGAGAATATACGGCTTGCAATGATTATTGCTAATGCTTGCAGAATTGCATACCACGCTGATAAGAATGAATATATCACGTGGATACAAAATATGCAAGCTGAGTTAAATCAACTTAGCAATAATGATTCAGATGATGAACTGACTGTATTTGAAAGATTGAAAAAGGAACGTAAAATGAAGGAAACTTTGTTTGACGTTCTTAAACGGCAAAAGAGAGGTAAGCAATGAGCTTAGATGCTGGGAGTGTTAAAGGCTCTTTTGAACTTAACACAGACGATTATACTAATAATCTTTTAGAAGCTGTCGGCATAACACGTCAGTCATCTCAAGAAATTGCTGACGCTTTTGATAAAGCCAGCGTATCAGCAGATAATGCTGGCAAGTCAGAAGATGCTTTAAAAGATAAATCAGTTTCACTAGCAGACCAATTAAAGACTCTTGCTGAATCTGCTGGAATGGCAGTTGCTTTTAATAAACTTTCTGAAATGGTGATGTCAAGCGTCGTAGCATTTGGTGAAGCTGAAAAAGTTGCAGACCGATTAAAGTTAGCTTTAAATATGCAAGGCTTGTCTGAAAGTTATCCTGCGCTTGATGCATACACTTCAAAAATGCAAGCGTTGACAGGAATATCGGACGAAAAATTCAAACAGATTGCGGCAGAAGTTATTGCGCAAGGTAAAAGTATTGCTGATGCTCAAAACATAATAAGCGCATCAGCGGCTCTCGCATCAGCAACAGGTCAAGATTTGTATACAGTATATCAACAGTTAAATGGAACTTATACAGGAAGTGTCGGGCGATTGAACAGGATGATTCCTGCACTCGGTAGTCTTACTACTGAACAATTAAAGCAAGGAGCTGCGATTGATTTTATCAATAAGCAGTACGGAGCTTTCATTGGAACTGTCGGTGAGACTGAAATTGCTATGAATAGCACAAAAGAATTAGTTGGAGACCTTTCTGAAGTCATTGGCGAAACTATGAAGCCGACTGTCATGCTTGTGACAAGTGCTTTATCTGGACTTGTTAAAGTATTATTATCAGTACCACAGCCTTTGAAAGATATTTTTGGAATAATCACGACTGTGGGGCTCGCTGCCTTTACAGCTCTCGCTATAAGAACTGCAGTGGTAACTGCTGCGAAATGGGGACTATTTGGAGCGCAAATGGCAGTCAATGCCGCGACTGCAGTTGGGAATCCTTTACTATGGGCTGGAATTGCGGCTGCGACAGCTTCTGTCGTTGCTATCGGAGCATTAGTTGCTAAGAAAGTAGAGGAAGCCAAAGCATTAAAAGAAACCGAAGAAAATCAAAAATCACATACCAAAGCAACAAGAGACGCAACAGAAGCCACGAAAGCTCAGCAAAAAGCGACTGAAGAATATATTGAGAAACTTGATAGCCTTTCTGATAAAGAACTTGAAACTACTAGAACAACACTTATTGCTCTTGCTGGACGCTCAACAGGAACGATGCGAGCATATTACGAGGAAAGATTAGCATTAGTTAACAAGGAAATAAAAGAACGTGCTGTGGCAAAAGCTGAAGAGGAAAGAAGGCAGAAAGCTGAAGCAGCAGCGCAAGCATATCAAAACGAAATGAGAATTGTTATACAAGCAATTGAATCAGCAAAGAGTGAAGAACAGAAATTGCTCGAACAAATAGAACGGATTAAAGCAATAAAAACAAAGAATGCTGAAGATGAGGCTAAAAAGCAAGAAGCTCTCATTGCATTAAATGAGCAATTGATAGAGGTTAGAAAAAGAGAAGCTGAAGTTGCTGAAGCTGCCGCTCAGGATGTCGAAGAAAATACAGAGAAAGAAAAGCAAACGCTGAAAACAGCAGCAGAAGCACAAACAGAATATTGGAACAATGTTAAAAAGACTGCACAGGAAACTTTTGACTTCATAGGCAAAGCAAGCTCTGCAACATTCGAAGGGATGACTAATACTCTTATGAGCTCTATTAGAGAGTTTTCTGATATGACTAAATCACTTCAAAGTCAAGCGTATACTAATCAAAAAGCAATTATAGAAAATAATTACAAAGAGCAAAAGAACGCTCTTGATAGACAATTAGCAGAGCAGCTCATATCACAGGAAGAATATGACAAGGCTCTTGCTGCTCTTGATGAAGATAAAAAACAGCGCACTAATGAATTGGCAAAGACTCAATTTGAAAATAAGAAAGCCGCTAACATTGCCGGAGTCTGGATGGATGCGGCAAGTTCTATTCTTGGTTGGTGGAAAGTCGCTCCAGAGCTTGGACCAATCGCTGGACCAATTTTTGCTGGAGCTATGACTGCAACAACATTAGCATATGCTGGCATATATTCAAGCATGATTGCAAGTGAAGAGTTTGTTCCAGCTTATGAGCAAGGCGGAACAACCAAAGGTGGTTTGACACGCATCAATGAATCTGGCGGCGAAATTGTCTGGCTGCCTGATGGAACACTAGTTATTCCTAATGACGTGAGCCAGAAAATTGCGGAGAAAACTACTCAGCCAGTTGTCAATATAACCATTACAGGAAATTATATCAAAGACTCTATTGATGTCTCAATGATAGCACAGGCCGTTGCTAAAAAACTTGGTGCTGCTTATAAAGGAGTTTTCTGATGAATTATAAGTTAAAAGACAGCTTTGGGAAATACGTTGACTTTGGTCCCATACTTCTAACTTCTAGCGCAATCGAATATATTCAAGATACGACGAAAGCAAACTATCAACTATTGGATGAAAATATCATGAATGGCGGTTTAATTCTCTGCGACAATTCTTTCAAAGCAAAGAGCGGAAAGCTGATTGTGCCTGTAAAGTTTAATGATAATAAAACTTTTCAAGAATGCTTAACACTGATTACACCGATACTTGACAAACTCCGATATGTAACTGAATTGATTATTGATGATGCATATAAAATATCAACTACAGTCACAGATTATTCTTTTGAATGGGAGCCAGGTTGTTATTTAAGATTGGGAAAATTAACATTATCACTTATTCATGACAAAATATATATAGAATCATTAACAGAACAATCAATCAATTTTTCTTTACCTTTTAACAATAACAATTTCGCAGCAGTAATGTTATCAAATACTTATTTTAGTGATATTTCAGTAGAAACTCCGTTGCGTTTATTTATCTCATTACCAACGACAGTCGGCGTCAATGAATGCAGCATAAAAATAGTGACTGATGGAAATGAGCAATTTTTTTACAATGATTATATATATGTTGATAAACCAGCAGGAATGTATTCCGATAAATTATATATCAATACAGAAGAGCATTATGCTTTTCTTTTGAATTATTTGGATGAAATTGATACTTCAAAAGGCGGCATAAAGATTTATGTAAACGGTACGACTCCGTGCCGTTTATTAAAAAATTGCTCTTTTTATGTTACAATGCTTCTTTCTGCTGCATATACTGGAACGGTTTCTGGCACATTGAAGTTTAATAAGAGGTATATGTTATGAAGCAAACACTAGCTGAGTTAAATAAATATAACAAATATAAAGATGCCTTTTTCATTGAAATTAAAAACGAAAGCATTTGTCCAGGTTTGAATAGAAAGATTTTGTTTCCAGTAAAGTTTACTTTAACAAAAAACGAAAGCATTATTGATGGAGCACTAACAGTTTCTAACAAATACATAATTCTCAAAGAAGGAATGCCGATTATTTTCAAAAATAATTTTACCAACAAGTTTGGGACCAACAAGATTGCAATTTCGCATGTTAAAACAACCAATTCTGACAAAACCACATGTAATATTACTTTTGAAGACTTATATTTTTCAACATTAAGAAATAGAGCGGTAACAGCAACAATAACATCAACTACTGCTAAAACTCTTTTAACAGGATTACTGCTTATATTACAAATCGATGCTGACATTACTGATTTTTCAATATCAAAAATTGTTTACCAGAAAGTTTCTTATTTCAATATTATTAAAGACCTTATTTCATTGCTTGAATTCGTGAACAATTGCAAATTATTCTTAATTCATTCTGATAATAGTTTCAAGTTAGTCAAAAGTAACGCTGTTGCGGCATCATTCATTGAGGGAGTAGATTTCACCTCAATTGATATCGAGGAAGACGTGTCAACAATAGTGAATAGAATATTTTTATATAGAGCAAAAGAAACTGACATGAAAAGCATTGAGCTTGCTGCGACTGCGACAGATAATGCTTCATATTTACGATATGGATATCGTGAAAAGAAAATTGTTTTGCCATATTATGTTGATAGTACAACAGCAAGCAATCTGGCGCAATCAATATTAGCTAATTTAAGCAAACCAAATAAAGCTATAAAAATAAATAACCTTGTCGTTCATAATTCATATTCAAACATATTAAATAAGTTTTATCAGCAATATAGGTTTTATTATATCAAAAAGAGTTATAAAGTATTGAATGAGTTTTATGATATAAATAAAATTGATAAAACTAATTTCACAGGAACAATAGGTTGGACATCTGGTACTGACGTAACATCAAATATGAATTATAGTTATTTGCAGGTTTCAATTTCTCAGGCTTCACGTGGTGGTTTTATTGATATAATACTTGATACTCCAATAAGAATAGCGGAACTACAGTTGATTGCTGATATGTCATCTGATTACTCGCATGCTGGATTACTAAAAATTGAGTGCCTTGATGAATTAAATAATTCATTAGGAAATGTCAGCTATTTGTTAAAACAACACACAACTGCTATAAATAATACTTTGATATATAAACCGACATATACATATTCACCTGCATTAAATGCAATAGCTATAGATAATGATTTTTGCCTTGCTTTGGATAGTCAATATACATTAGCATTTGAATGCCTACCAATTCAAAAGGCTGCAAAAATCAGATTAACTTTTGATTCTACTGCAGGAACTATTTCTGGTACAATAGGATTCAGGTTTTACGAAATAAAATATTACTCTGAAATCGGTAATTATATCGATATTTCACTTGATAGAATAGACGTGGAGCTCTATCAGCGACATTCTGTAATGCAAATAACTTCTGAATCAGTAAATAAAGATTTACTTGGAGTTATTGAAAATGTTATTAAGACAGGCAATACACTGCGCGACATAATGACTAATGCTTAATTGGGAGGAATCAAATGCCAATTATTACACCGAGCAATGCAAAACTTTTAACAGAACTTTCAGAAAAATCAACCGCTGCACTTACTGACATAATTTTCTTATATGAGACGGTGAACTCACTGCCTTATAAATTACCACTATCAAAGTTAGGAATAATTAT